TCTTTCCATTAAGTTCATTTATCATCTCCAATAATAATTAAATTTTCTATATGCCATACTCCACCACCACCCTTTTCAAATGAAACATATACTAAATTAAATGAAACAATATCACTTATTTTAGCTTTATCTACTTTTTTAAAATTCCATTCATCATTTTTTATTGAAACTTCTTGACCAACTTCAACTCCATATGTATCATAAAATAATTGAAATTTGTTTGGTTTACCATCTTTTTCATCGCTCATATTAACCTCAAATAAAAAATTTTTCTAATGTATTTCGTTTTTCTGGAGTCCAATTGATACTTTTCAGCATATTTTCAACAGGCATTAAGAAAGCTTTTTCAAATTGTAAATTATAATCAATATATTGATCTAGTTCTAATTCTTTAGGTAAAACAGAAGGAACAGATATAACATTTGATTTTAATGGATTTGGTACTTTAAGATAACAAAATTTTATTTTTGTTCCATTCTCTATATATTCATATTTAGAATCTATACCCATATTTTTTATTGCAAAATTATATAATAATGATCCTCTAACATGAATAGGTGTCCCTTTTTTAAATAAAGTTGTTGGGTCATAAAATTTATCTAAATTATTTGCGGTTCTAGGAAATGCGATATCAATATAATTAGTTTTTTTAAATTCCTCTTTAAAATTTTTATAATAATCTTGAGCATCCTTTTCTGTACCATTAAGAATAATCTTAATAAATTCCTTTAAAGATTTTCTACATATAGAAGGTGTTGAACTTTTGATAGCTTCAATACCCATCATTTTAATTTTTGGTTCAGAATATCTAGTTCCTTCGTTATCAAGAACATTCATTATATATCGTTTCTTTGCAAAGAATACAGCATTGTTAGATATATTTTCACGATCCATATACATTTTTTGTTCATATGCATTCATATAAACTGATAATTCTTTATATGAATTATCTATAAATGGTTGTAATTTCTCTTTTGATATTTTATCAAGAAAATCAGTTATCTTTTCATCTGAAGCATTTGGTAATATTTTTTCAATAAGTTTTTCAAATGAAACATAAACTGAATCTGTATCAGAGGCAACAATATAATCATAAGAATCTGTTTTCATTATATCATTAATATAACCATTTAAAGCTTTATCTATCCATCTAATACTTAATTGACCGGAAGTTGTAATTGATTCTGCCATATCAACATCAAAATGCCTGAAATATTTATTACCAATAGCACCATATAAACTATTAAGTAGAATTTTTAATGACATCTGTTTAACATCATTTTTCTTTTCTGCGTCTGAATCCCCAGATCTGGCAGCCTTAAGCATTAAATTTTTTGCATTCTTTCTTTCTTTGAAATACAATTCCATCAATTCTGGAATGAATCCACGTTTATTAGTATCATACACAACACCATTACCACTCAATGATTCATTTTCAGACAATAAAGATTTTGTATCAATTTCTTTATTGAGTAGAGAATCGATTGTTATTCTATCAATTTTCCTAATAATAGTTTCAGGTGAAATATTATATTGCATTATTAAATGTGGATATAGTGAGGTAAGATCAAAAGACATCACCCATTTATGTCTACCGACATGTGAATCTTTTACATAACCACCAACAAAATCCCTTGATCTTGATTCTTTTTTTGATTGGACAACCATTTTTTTGTTAATGAGATGATTATAACAAATAACATCCCACACCTTTAAAGTTCCAATTACATCTTCATAATTACATTTAGCTTTATATGATGTTGTATAAAGTAAATTAAGTAAATTTAATTTATCATCAAGTCTCTTGACCAATTCAACATCTTTAATATTATAGTCAATAAACAATTCATAATTCTTTTCGTATAAATTGAATAAATTCTCATATGCAGAATAATCTAACTTCTTTTCATGGAGTTCTTCAAATGATATATTATTTAATGTATAAGATTCTCTTGTTACGAATGTAAATTTTTTATAAATTATAACATAATCAAGATTTGATACACCTAAAATATCATAAGTTTGTTGTTCTTTACCAAAAACAGTTTTTACATTTTTTGATATAACTTTTCCCCAAGGGCTTAACTTATTTGCAAATTCTAGAGATATAATTTTAGATATTCTATTAATGATATATGGAACATCAAAGAATTTAATGTTCCAACCAGTAATTACATCAGGTGAAATAAATGACCAAAGATTAACAAATTTAGTTAATAGATCTATTTCATTATCACATTTAATATATTTTGAATTATCAGCTTTAGGTGTATAATCACCAGTACCAAAAGTAAAATAAGAATTATTATACTCTATAGTAATTGCATTAATTTCTGCATTAGCTTTATCTGGATATGGGAATCCACCTTCTGGTGGGGACATGGTTTCAATATCAAAGTTTAAAACACGAATATCAGATGAATCAAATTCAATTTCATTCACCCAAGATTCTGCTATATACTTATATTGATTTTGTAAATCTCCGTAAATATCAAAAACACCAGTATATTGTTTTATATAATCTCTAGATTCTTTGATTGACCTGAAAGATTTTTTGGTAAGGGATATTTTACCTGATATGTCTGTATAATCACCATTCCCTTTTACCCAAAGAGAAGGTTTATATTTAATTTTATTAAAATATTGTTTACCAGAATCATATCCGCGAGTATATATCCTTCCATTTTGTTGAATGGTATTTGTATAGTAACGTTTCATATTATCTCTTACTAATATAGGTTTATCTCAAGTATATCTTATTAAGGTTATAAGATATATTATAATACAAATTTACTTAATTGTAAACTATTATATAATAATTTTTTTATTTGGAGTTACAATTTTTCCATACATACTTAAATACGAACCAAGAATTTCTTCAGTTGGTTCAGCTACAGTAACAATAAAATCTACAGGAATTGTAAATTCTGTTGTTGTAGAATAAGGCATCCACGGTGATAATGCCATTTGCATAGCACCATCTTCATTACGACCAACTGGCATAATTACAGCTGGATTTTCTATTTTATATTCATGGCCAACTGATTCTAATACATCACCCATAATATCTTCACCACTTCTTAATCTTAAGATTTCAACACTCATTTATTTCCGCCTATATTGTATTTTGCTTCAAGAATCCATTGACTCTTTTCTTTATATGAAATTATTTTAATTTGGTTCATTGGTGCAAGAGGGCCAAGTTCTTTTACTACTTCCAATAACCCCCAATCACTTAATAATTTTGCTATAGAATTCCTTCTTTCTATATCATTATCAGATATATCAGTAGGTTTACCATCAAGTTTAAACAACTCTTTAAAATGAACCAAATAATATTTACTTTGTTTGTGTAGGATATGACAAGACTGATAAAGTTTATTATCTTTTCTTGACGCAACACCTATCCTAGTTAATGTTTCTTTGATTTTCAAAAAATCATCAACTTCTTTAAATTTTATTTCTAATAACGATTCTACATCACTTCTTTGTCTTTTATTAAAACGAAGAGTATCAGAAGGGTTTTCTTTAATTTTTAATAATGATTCTATTTCACTCATAATATTTTCCATATAATAATACTAATTAATATTTATTTATAATATTATTATTTACCACATTTAAAACGAAGAAGACAACTCTTTATGAATAGTTGTACTACCACCTTTATATAATATTTTTTTAATTGATTCTATATTAGAATCACTTAATATTTCAGACACAATTTTAGCTTTTCTATCTGAATAATTATAATATTCTTTTATAATAGATATTCTATCACTTCTTATTGATTTAAGCCATGGTGAAAATCTTTTCTTTTTTCTAACACCATATAGATAATATTGATATTGAATATCTTTATCTAAAAAATGATATCTATTCATTTCATTAGATTGCATAAGAGTATCAATATAACCAGACATACATTTATTGATTATAAATGGACTATATTCTGATATATTTTCTGATAAATCATTTTTATTTGAGTTGATAGAGTTCAACCAGTCTGATAATTTTAAACTCATTTGAAATTACAATTTATCATTATTTCAGTTAATGCCGCAAGAATATTAATCTCTGGATCAGCAACAAATGCAGATTTGTATTGATAATCCGCAATAATAACCACAGCCTGTGGTATAGATGCACCTTCCATATGATCATAAAGGGAATCATATAACGTCCTATAGATAGCATCAGATTCGTTATCTAAATTTTCTACTACCCATTTTCTAACATTAGTAAATTCCTTTTTCTTTAAGAATATAACCAAATCTGTAACTGGTATACTATTAGTAGATAATATACCGGCATCAATTACACCAGTACTAGAATATCTTTGAAGTTCATTAATAATTCTTCTAAAATCTGGAAAATGTTTCATAATCAAATGAATTATACATTGATTATCATATTTAATATTCTCCGAATCAAGTATATACTTAATTCTATCCATTAACCTATTTGCAATTTCAGGTTTATTCTTTGGTGTTATAGAAAAATCAATTACAGAACATCTAGAATGAATAGGTTCAATAAGTTTATTCTTATAATTACATGTTAATATAAATCTACAATTCTTATAAAATTCTTCAAATACCCCACGAATAGCTTTCTGTGCATCTGGTGTCATTGAATCTGCTTCATCTAATATAATTACTTTACCATTACCTGATAAAGATTTAGTTGAAGCAAATTGTTTGACTTTATTTCTAATAGTATCAATACCCCTTTCATCAGAAGCATTAATCATGATATAATCAAGACCAATTTCCGAACAAAGTGCCTTTGCAATGGTAGTTTTACCGATACCAGCCGAACCTGATAACATAAGGTTCGGAATTTCTCTATTCTTTATAAATCCTAAAAATATTTTTTCTGTTGAAGATTCTAATATACAATCAGACACTTTGAGAGGTCTATATTTCTCAACCCATAAAAAATTATTACTCATTCATTTCCCCATTATATAAAATATACTTAATCTTCTGTTGCCACCCAATATGTAACAGTTTTACTTTCAAATTTAGCCACACCATGATTAGAAATTGACAACATATAATCTGTGGGAATCATTTTTAAATTCTCTGTTTTGAAAAAGAATTCATAACTAGATCCAACTTCTGCATCCGCAACAATAGAAAGATGTGAATTTTGATTTCCATCTTTCTTATCAAGAACACCAAATGTTGTTGTGACTCCATCAGACTTTAATACAATATCAGATAATTGTAATACAGCACCAGAACGTAGAGTGTCTGATAATAATTCTTTAGTTAATTTAACTGAAGTATCAAAATCATTAATATCAACATCTTTATCATAAGTAGTTAAAATCTCTTTTACTGCAAAATGAAATCTAACTTTTGTATTGGATTTTGTTGGCCAAGAAATATCTACATAATCTGGAAAAAAATCTAATACAGGATCAGAATATAAAGAAATAGTTGATAGAAATTCTGATAAATCATATATACCAAATTCTGGTAAATCTTCTTCAATATCAGA